CTATTTTATAGAACATAAACTAAAGAATTTAATGGATGTCATTGAGGAATTTTAATGAAAAATATATATGAAGTTTTTGATGAGTTTGAGTTAGCTGAATCAAAAAAAGAAAGAATGGCTGTTATTGAGAGAAATTTAAGTAAAACATTAGTACAAGTATTCGAATTGGCATATCATCCAAGTTATGAATGGTTGATAAAAGAAATGCCTGATAATTATAAAATACCTAATGATGTGTTGCCTGGTATTACGACAGCACAATTATCAAATCAAATTCGTAAAATGTATATGTTTAGAAAAGGTGAACCAACAGCTGAAAAGCTGACACCTGAAAAAAGAAATGAGTTATTGTTGCAAATACTAGAATCTTTAGAACCCCGTGAAGCAGAAGTTATTATAGGAATTTTTCAAAAAGATTTAGGTGTAAAAGGATTAAATTACAAATTCATTAAAGAGGCATTTCCAGAATTATTACCATAAATGATTGAAAGAGACAATATAATAGTCACTAGTGGAGCTTTTGATCCACTATCTTTAGAAGAACTTCACTTTCTCCAAAAATGTAAAGAAAAAGGTGATTGGTTAATTGTCGGCATACACACAGATTGGTGGATGAATTGGGCTTATGGAGGATTCACACAATCATATCAAACTCGCCGAGAAATACTTTTAAATATAAAATGTGTTGATGAAATATTTACATTCAATGATACTGATGGTACAATACATCAATTATTAAAACTCACAAAAATTTGTTATCCTGATGCTAAGATTACTTATATGTCTACAGCAGGATTAAACAATATACCTGAAACAAAATTCAAAGGTATTTTTTTCGAAACATTATAAAGGGAGAAAGTTGGTGACTAAATTTGTAGGAAAATTCCGTAAGAATCAAGATTATAATGATGATTACAAATACATGCCTCAACGCAAACATCGGAATGAACATTCTGAAATCAAAAAATTAAAAAATCAAAATTATGATGATTTCCTTAAAACTTTAGATGAAAATACTTCCATAAAAGAAAAGTTATAAAATGTTGTTTTAATACAACATTTCACTTGACATATAGTCTATAATGTCATATAATAGAGTTCTTAGTTGAAAGGAACGCTATTATGATGATATACGGTTATATTCCAAAATCCAAACCAAAAAAATTAACAAAAGCTCAGCTTGAACAAAAAGCTGAATGGTTAAAAGCACTCAATAAAATATCAGGAAAGCGGATTATTTCCACTTCCACGAATTTTAATAAAACAATCGCTTCGCCTAAGATTCCTCCTGGTCGAGAAACGCCTAAAATTGCGTCCTTGGACACAGGCTTCATTCCTTGCACAAAATCCGTTGAAGGAAACGTATATACAGGCGAAAAAATGAAAGGAGTTGCAACGATGCACAAATCCAATGCAGTTCCTGTGTTTACTGATAGTGAAGCAAAAGAAATTTCGAGTATGAGGAGATAAAAATGTTACAACCGCACGAAGAAACGCAAATTTTCAAAGGAATTGACGATATTATGTTCAATTTAAGACATATTCCAGTTGATGATGTCGCATATTTTTTAGTAAAATTCAATCCGAAGCTGGCGGATGACTTAGCAACATCAATTTCACAACAATTTTTTGACAAAAACGAAGGAAAAAAGCATGAATAATGAAAATATATACATTTGGTTAGAATCCCCAAAAGATTCAAATGGTGAACCTGCGTGGAAAGCATTGGATGACGCAATTCGTAAGATGGCAGCTTTAACTGGATTCGAAAATGACCAAAGTAACTACCAAAAAATGAAGGAAATGTACCAATAATGAAAATGTTGTGTAAAAACAACAGTCTACTTGACACCGACCATGGTTGTGTTATAATGGACTCTTATTAATTGATTAATCAGGAACTATATTATGAATCGAAACGCATTACAATTTATTGAAGCTTGTGAAAAAATGTTTGGTAATGATTGTATTATTACCAGAGACGGTATCGCTGAAGTGGTATCAGAATCAGGCGCACCTTATCCTTATTGGTTAACTACAAAATCTGAATATCGTTATAGTCGTGGCCAGTACAAAGTACCACCATCTGGCAAAAAGATTCAAAAATCTCAACCAATCAAACAGGAAGAATCTGAAATGGAAATGGCATATACAAATGTCGTACAATTACGTCAACCAAAATTAGTTGATGATAATGAACCTGCTGTTCCTGCAAAATATCCTGATTATGTACCTTTTGGTTTCTTCAAAGATTTGCGTAACATTATCAAATCTGAAATGTTTTATCCTGTATTCGTAACTGGTTTATCTGGTAATGGTAAAACATTAATGGTTGAGCAAGTATGTGCTGAATTAAATCGTGAATGTATTCGTGTAAATATCTCTATTGAAACTGACGAAGCCGATTTACTTGGTGGTTATCAGTTAATTAATGGTAACACCGTTTATAAAGATGGTCCTGTTATTACTGCTATGAAGCGTGGTGCAATTTGTTTGATTGACGAAGTTGACCGTGGTTCAAATAAACTTATGTGTTTACAAGGCATTCTTGAAGGCAAACCATTCTTCAATAAGAAAACTGGTGAAATGATTTATCCTGTCAACGGTTTCAATGTAGTAGCTACTGCAAACACTAAAGGTCGTGGTAGTGATGAAGGCAAGTATCTCTCACAAATTCTTGATGACGCTTTCTTAGAAAGATTCCCAATTACCGTTGAACAGGAATATCCTGATGCTAAAACGGAGCGTAAGATTCTTTCACCATTGATTGATGATGCTGATTTTGTATCTTGCTTGGTTCAATGGGCTGAAGTTGTTCGCCAATCATTTGACAACGGTGCTACTGATGAAATCATCTCTACTCGCCGTTTGGTACATATCGCTAAAGCATACAAAATCTTTGGTGATAAGATGAAAGCAATTACAATGTGTGTAAATAGGTTTGATACTGAAACTAAAGAAGCATTCCTAGACTTGTATTCTAAAGTTGATGCTAAAGTAGAATCTCCTGCTAATACTACTACTGAAGTTGTTACCGATAACACAAGAGGTTTCTAAAATATGGAATTATTACAAACCAAATCACTTCTTGCCAAATTGATGGCAACAGAAAATCTTGTCGTAGAACAAAAGCCGGTCGATACAGCATCTTTTGATGTAAAGAATCGTGTATTGGTTTTGCCTATGCTTGATAGGAACATTTCTGGTTATCTTTATGACCTCTTAGTAGGTCATGAAGTTGGTCATGCCCTATACACTCCTGAAGAAGGTATTCTTAAAGCAAAAGATATGGGAATTAACCTATCTTTGATGAATGTGTTAGAAGATTCTCGTATTGAACGTAAAATCAAACACAAGTATCCTGGTATTCGTGCATCATTTATCCGCGGTTATACCGAGTTGATTGAAAAAGATTTCTTTGGTACTGCTGGTGCTAATCTCAACAATCTAAACTTTATTGACAAAGTGAATCTTTTCTGTAAAGGCGGCCCAGCTCAAGGTATTATCTTCAATGAGTTTGAAAAAGATTTACTCAATCAAATTGAATCTACTGTTACCTATGATGATGTCATTGAAGTTGCCAAAAAAGTTGTTGACTACTTAAAGCTAGAAGAAGAAGAACGAGAGAAAATAAAGAAATCTCTTCCTCAAGAACCAGACGAAGATGGTGAAGAAGGTGACGATTTTGATAATTCTGGTTACGAAGATTCTGATGAAGAATCGGATGCTGATGAAAAGAAACCACAGCAACCACAACCTATTCCATCTAATGAAGATGAAAAAGAATCTGGTGACCAAAAAGATTCTGATGGTATCTTCTCTCAAGAACCTGAGCATGCACAAGAACCACAGAAAGAACTTAAATCACATACTGATGAAGCTTACCGTGAGAATCAAAAGAAGTTATATCAAAACGATGGTAATGAATATTATTATGGTAACATTCCTGATGTTAAACTAGAAGAAGCCCTTGTACCATATAAAGAATTATGGAAAAGATATAAAGAAACATATTCAGAAATGTATAGTTGCGATAATGCAGGTATCGATGATGCCGGCTTCCGTAAACTCCGCCAAGATTCATCGAAAGTAGTTTCTTATCTTGCTAAAGAATTTGAGATGCGTAAAAATGCTGACCAAATGAAACGGGCTACAATTGCTAAAACTGGTGAATTGAATATGTCTAGAATTTATTCTTATCCATTTAGTGAAGATTTGTTTAAGAAAGCTACAATTGTTCCTGCCGGTAAATCTCACGGTCTTGTGATGTTCATTGATTGGTCTGGTTCGATGGATGAACACTTAGAAGGTACGATTAAACAGTTAATCAACTTGTGCTTGTTCTGTAAAAAGGTAAGTATTCCTTTTGATGTATATGCTTTCTCTACTGAATATGGTAATGCTCATGATATGTCTAAGATTCACCAAAAAGAAGGTGATATTGTTTTGGATAAATTCAAGTTGTTAAATTTCTTATCTAGTAAGATGTCTGCTTCAGAATTTAGTTATGCTGGTGCTGCCTTATTGAGAATGTCCAATCGTTATTATCGTCCAGTTGATTTTATTTTAGGTGGAACTCCGCTGAATGAAACAGTTATTGCCGCAATGAAAATTATACCTGAGTTTAGAAAACAGTATAAAGTACAAATTGTAAATGCTGTATTTCTCACCGATGGTGAAGGTCATTCTACCAATAGTGTCTGGAGACAATATGAAAGCAACGGTGAGTTACATCGAACTAGAGGTACAAGTAAATCATCAAGAGATACATTTGTGATTCGTGACCCAAAAACAAAACACCAAGAAATGGTTGTTGGTGGTTGGGGTGTTGATGTTACAAACGCCTATCTCAAACTCTTGAAAGCAAAAACAAATTGTAACATCGTTGGTTTCTATGTACTGACAAATAGAGATTTCAAACAAGCTTGTTATCGTTATGCACCAAAATCTGTTGATATAGATTTATTAAGAGCTGAGTTTCGTAAAAATAAATATGCAGTATTTACCAATGCAGGCTACGATGAATATTATATGATAAAGTCTGATGCACTAGATACTGATGAAGATGTTGAGTTTGAAGTAAAGAGCCAAACGACTAGAGGACTTGTATCCGCATTTAGTAAGTATACTGGTAATCGTTTGAATAATCGTGTAGTATTGAACCGTTTTATAGGAATGATATCATGAAAGATATAGCAACTTTTGTTGGCAATTCAGGTAAATCTGTAGCCATCATTTATGAAGGTGATGATGGCGGTGTTAAGTTTTATCAAGTGAATTACGGTGTGCCAGAATCTATAAAATCATTTAAGGTTTTTATGACTGAAGAAGAGGCAACCAATTTTGCCTCAAAGTATACAGACACAGGTAACAAACCTACTTTATTAAGTGAATAATATGTTAGACAAATATGATAAATTAAATGAGATTCTTCTCATCACACAAGAAGAATGTGCAGAAGTAACCCAAGCAATTTCTAAAATATTTCGTTTTGGTTATCAAGATGCTTGGCCGGCAGATGGACCAAACAACCAATTCAGACTAGAAGAAGAAGTTGGTGATTTACTTTGTATGGTTGATTTGATGATTGAAACTGGTATTCTATCCGATTCAAATGTCAATGCAGCTAGACATGCCAAACGCGAAAAACTTAAGACATGGTCAAAGATATTTAAGTAATGGATATTAGAGAACTTATTGCTAGACTACAAAGAGTTCGGTGCTGGACATATGACCCAACGGCCAGACAATTACTTGACGAAATGATTAACCACTTTAAAGCACAATTACCCCAATGAAAAAAGTATTGATTACAGGCCACAGAGGATACATTGGCCAACACCTATGGAAATTAATTCAAGATACAAGACCAGATATTTACTTATATGGACTTGATATTAATGAGAAGCATGTAACCTCATATGTTGGAGATATTAATTCAATACCAACTCAAAAATTTGAATATGGTCAACCGTCATTCCATACGATTATTCATTTGGCAGCTTTAGTTCGTGTTGGTGAATCCGTGGAAAAACCATGGCTCTATTATAACACCAATATCAATGGTACGCAGAGATTATTAAATCATGTAAACTGCCATAACTTTATTTTTGCTTCTACGGGCGCCGCATCTAATCCTGATTCACCTTACGGATACTCTAAGAGAGTTGCCGAAGATATTGTTAAACAGATGGCTTATGATTATACTATCTTTCGATTCTATAACGTCATTGGTACGGAGGGGTTTCCTCCGACCAATCCAGAAGGCCTCATGTTGAATCTTTTAAATGCAAAGGAGACCGGTAAGTTTACAATATTTGGTAATGACTATAACACAAAAGATGGTACTTGTGTAAGAGAATATGTCCATGTGATGGACATCTGCCGTGCTATTGTGAAGGCGATTGACAAACCTTCAAAGAGTATTGAGAATCTTGCTTATGGTGATCCTAGGACAACCAAAGAGATTGTTAAAACTTTCCTGAATGTTAACAAAATAACGTGCAACGTAGAATATGGACCAAGAAGAAAAGGGGACCTAGAAGCCTGCTATCTAGATAACCCATCATCTTATATGGAACGTAATTATACCTATGAGCAAATGCTGAAGGTTTAAGAATAGAAATAGCCGTTAGATTTCTTATCAAAATATTCTCTTTGATATTTTTCTACATCAGCTGTATTAGTTGGACGCTTTGATTCGATATATAGTTCTAATGCTGTATCGAAATTAGTTTTAAAAATGCTATTGATTAATTTAATTAGTTTCATGTTTTATCCTTGTATATTAGTGTTTCTACTAATAGTATTTATACTTAGATTTATTACTGTAATATGACATCTCATCCTATGAAATCCAAAATACTATCATCATCACTTACCATATTAGCATTCGTATTTTTATACGGCTTCATTCAGGATGAAGATTACCATACTTTAGTTGACAACCCTAAGAAACCTGTGTATAATTGTAATTATATTCTTGGTTTATCTATAGGTGGTTGGCACCCCGATATTCCAAAAGTTGAAATTGACCGTTGTATTTACCTAAGAGAGAAAGAGAAACAAGACCATGCTCGCACCAATCAAATCTAAAGTCCTTATTGAATTAGTTGAAACAAGTAGAACCACTTCAAGTGGTATCATTCTTGCTGCTCCTAATCCAGATGACTTTAACAAAGCCAATGTAATTGCCATTGGTGACAAAGTAACTGATGTTAATGTAGGTGATGTTATATTACCTAACTGGAATCAGGCCATTGAAACAAAATATGATGATGACCATAAGTATTATATTATTGATGAAAAAGATATTGTTCTAGTAATTGTCAATGGTGATTCTTCCTTTGTACAGGTAGAAGAATCTACACCTACAGATACTCCAAAAGAAGTTTTATTTAACAGTAATTCGACCTTTCAAGGCACTCAAGGTCCACAATAATATTGCGCAACACTTAATCTTTTTGGAAAGGTTCCGGCGATTATGTTCACCGATAGATTAACCGATGGTTTTTACAAAGATATTTGGAATGATACACCATACAAAGACCCTAAACAACTCGAAATGGAGTTCCTGTGGCCTCATAACGGCATTCAGTTAGGCCTAGACTTAGATAGACCAGAACAACCAAAAGATAAATCTCCTTTTGTGGTTTCTAATGGTATTACAGGAGTAACCTTTGCTGGAGCTAATCCGTTATGGGGAACCACCACGATTAACTCCTCTCAATTAGAAATTAATATCGCTAATGCTGTAGGTGACCTAAAGATTGGTGGAATGTCTGTAGGCCTGAAAACGAAACCAAAGTGGTATCAGAAAGTACTGTATAAATTATTAGGATTTAATTGGAAGGATTATAATGGGTAATCTATTTGAACGCAAAGTAACCAAGAATGGTTCTTTTAGAACTACTAAGACAACCAATAAAAGAACTGGTAAAGTATCTTACAAACAATCTAGAGTAAAAACACCAACTAAGAAAACAAAAAAATGACTGAAGAAGAATTTCAAGGTATTATTGCTACACTAGAACAAGAGAACCGCCTGATGAGAGCTCGTAATGAAAGACTTCAAGAAGAATTGGATGACCTCAAAAACACCATTGCTGGACTCATGGCCAAGGTGCTAGAAAAATGAAGAAGAAAATACTATATTACTTAGAATTACTCTGGTTCTATACTATGTGTATTCTAGCCATTCCAATTACCCCATTCATCTTTGTATGGGCTGTGTATATGCAAGCTAAACAAGACTATGAAGAAAACTACAGAAACCGTATTGATTGAGTATAAGAAAGAAGGTAGAACCTTTGAGTTCTGGCTTGAAGGTAAACTCAAAGAGACTGACAACAGTTTCTCTAAACTATTGCTTAAGGTGAAAAAGTATAAACTAGACTGGACCGTTCCAGAAAAAAAATAGGAACTCAAAGTTCCTGTGGAAAAAATTTCGAAATCTCAGAATTCCGGTAGAAAAAAATTATTGGAAAAAAACAGTTTGACCATGGGGCAACTTTTTTCTTATCATACCCTACTGCTCTTACCCCATACGGCTCCCAGAGCTGCTCAGAGCCAACTCATGCGCCTCTGAGCCTTACCACACAATGATTCCAGAGCTGCTCAGAAAAACTCAATAGGCCATAATACTTGAGTAATTTAATCAAGTATTATTACAAAAAATCTCAATAGAATCATATAGATAGAAACGCAAAAAAAGATGAAAATAACACTTGACATTCCTGCCAATTCCTGTAGAATAGTCTTTATAGTAAGAAATTAAGAGAAATTCGAAAAAATGATTTTAAATTTTAGTGTTATTTTAGTGTTATATTTTATTATTGTGTTTATTTTATTTAATTAAAGGAAAATTATATGTTTACATTCGCTTGTGATTCTATTGAAGGTTTAACTCTCAACCAAAAAAGAGAGACACTTAAAGCCCTTAAAGCGGCCATATCAGCAGAGGTGGCTCGTAAGCGTGAAGCCAAAGCTGAGTTAAAAGCTCTCAAGGCCGAGACTGCCGAAGCTCGCAGACAAGTAGCTATTGACAAGGCTAGAGCTAAGTTAGAAAAGCTGCTCAACAAAACGCAACCCGTTGGCCGCTTAGCTATCAAAGCTAACAAGAAGCCTAGTAAAGGTACAGTTACGAAGCTTGATATGCTTGAAGCTAATGAGATAGCTAAGAGGTTCGCTAGTAAGAAAGCTGCATAAGCTTTTTTTGATAGTGTTGTTTTTTAACACTATTCTAAAGTATTCTTGACAATTTTGCAAGAGTCCTTTAAAATGGTATTATTAAATGAAAGAAAGGAAATTATGAGTAATTATGCGAATTTTGAATTAGTAGCTATTAATAATTATAGTTACAAACCCCCAAAATCTGATAGTAGTAAGTTAATGAATAAACTAGCTGGTATGGGTTATAGTAATCCAGACCAAGCTGCAAAAGCAGTGCAAAAGTATTTGAAAACTGGCAAAATTGTAAAACCTAGAAAAGGACAGTAATATGATGTATAATAGAAAAGATATATTCAATAAGTTATATCGTAATAGTAATGGCTCAGGATGTGCTATGTTTAAAAATATACCCATCGTATTATTAGAGGATTTTAAGAAATCTTTTGCGAATGATGGTAATAAGTATCGTATTAGATATAGAGGTCCTCGGGCGCATAATGTTACAAGGTATCAAAGTAGACGCCAGAGCACTTGTTTAAAGAAAGATGCAGTGCGCTTTTGTGTATACAGAACATATTGATCCGAAGGTGTTGTTTTTTGACAACACCATTATAAAGTATTTCTTGACAATATTTCAGGATTCCTTTATAATGGTATTTGAAAATTAGGAAAGGCAGTAGTGGTTAAACTGAAATAATCATCTGCGGATTGATTATAGTAGTTGTGATAGATTGCAAAGTTTATCTAGTGTGAGACCCGCACGATTCAAGTGGATTAACCAACCACGGGTAGTTCCGGTATAACTCAACCGGCGTTGGCAACACGATAGTCCTATTAGAGCAGAGTGCTATATGCAATCTCTAATAGGAAGCACCCAGATTATTTGAAATGCCACTTTGAGGCATTTTGAGGTTGCTCTAAGGTGCTCAGGAACCGCTCAGGAATGGTTCAGGAACTCTTAGAGGATGGTAAACAGAAACTAAGATGTGCGGTAAGCACCTAGGTAGCGACACAGGTAGCGAGTAATAGTTTTTAACTATCACTTTTGCGGTTATTGATAGTTTGATTGGTTATTATAAAGGAATTATATGAATATTATTAAATTATATGAGAAGCAGGCAATATTATACAAACAGTTAGGTGCTTTATCTACTGATATTGCTAAGGAAGAATCAAAATTGCGTAAATCAGTTTCGATTAAAAAGGTTGGCGGTACGATTACATTATCTAGTCAAACAGGTGTTATATTGAAATTGACTAAGAATACAAGTGATAAAGGTGGTTATGTAATTAAACAAAATGGCAAATTGATTAAAAGTCGTTATAATGGCGGAATCAATGAATTAAGATTAAAATTAGCGATTGGAGAAATAATTTAATATGAGAATTATTGAGAATGGCAGTAAAATTCAAGTAAAATCAGGTTATGCTTCTGGTCTTACAGGTAAAATTGTATCATCTAAGTTATTCGGTGGTTCTGGTAAAAAAGTAGTTTATACAATTTTATTAGATTCTCTTTATAGAGTACCATATAGAGATAATGGCATTGATAGTATTTTGTTGGAAAAGCAGGATTTTATTGTTTACGGATAGTGTTGTTTTTACACGACAATTCCAAATGATTACTTGCCACTTTACAGGTAATCCTTTAGAATGGTTGTATATTATGAATAAGAAAGGTTTGTTATGAAATTATTATCTACGGGTAATCCAAAAGTGTTAAAAGGTATTAAACAAGGTTATAATACTTATATTCTACACTTAGCACCGGCTGATTTATCAGGTAAGGAAGTATGTCCTAAGCGGACTATTGGTTGTTCCGATGCTTGTTTGAATACGGCAGGTCGTGGCGGTATGTTCAAGCGTGGCGAAACTACAAATGCTATTCAGCAGGCTCGTATTCGTAAAACTCAATTATTCTTTAATGATAGGGATGCGTTTATGTCCTTGTTATTTAAAGATATTCATTTGGCAATCAAGCAATCAGCTCGTTTAGGTCTTACTCCTGTATTCCGTTTAAATGGTACATCGGACTTATCATGGGAAAAGTATAGTTTCTCTATCAACGGTTATTACTATGAGAATATCTTTAATGCTTTTCCTAATGTGCAATTCTATGACTATACGAAGGTTCTTGGTCGTAAAGTATCTGGCATTCCTAATTATCATCTAACATTCTCGGCAGCAGATGGTAATGATAATGATGTATATGCGGCGGCAAAGCAAGGTTACAATATTGCTACAGTATTCGGTATCAAGAAAACAGTAGAAATGCCAAAGTTTCATAGTATTGCTACGAATTATGGCGTTGATATGGAAATGCCTGTGTTTAACGGTGATGAAAGTGATTTACGCTTTCTGGATCCAAAAGGTGTTATCGTTGGTCTATATGCCAAAGGTAAGGCAAAGAAGGATACTACAGGTTTCGTGAAGTATCCTACAATCGAATTAAGAATAGCTGCCTAATGTCAGTAATCAATAACTCACTTAAATGGGCAGGTTGTGCATTAGTATGTGCTGGCGCTGTTTGTACCAGTTTACGAATTGACCCATTGAATATTTACCTGCTAAATGCGGCATCTATTTGCTACGGATTATGGGGTTATCGTATTAAAGAATTAAATCAGGTTGTTGTAAATGTTTTTTTAATAGTAGTTTATATCATCGGAATGTTTAGATAAGGAAAATATATGCCAAATTGGTGCAATAATGTGGTTGAATTATACCACGAAGATAAAGAAATGGTTGCTCGTGCTAAAGATGCTTTCAAGCGTGGTGAATTCTTAAATGAGTTTATACCTGTGCCTGAAGATTTAAAAATCACGGCAGGTCGTGTAGGTGCTGATAATGATGAAGCACAAATCAAGCTAGATGAGCAAGTCAAAGCAAATCAAGAAAAGCACGGTTATAATACATGGTACGATTTCTGTATCAATGAATGGGGTTGTAAATGGGATGTAGGTGGCGATGATGCGATTATCAATGAAGGTCATTTTAACAATTTGACCATGTCGTTTGATTCACCATGGGGTCCTCCATTAAACGCATATGAAAAGCTCGAAGAAATGGGTTTTAAGATTCGTGCCTATTACTATGAACCTGGCATGGCATTCTGTGGCATCTATGAAGGTGGTTATGATGAGTATTACGAATTAAGCAGTTATACTGATTCTTCCGTTGTGGCAGAGTCCATACCGGCTGAATTAGATGAAATGTTCGCTATTGTAGAAAATATGCAAGAGTGGGAAGCAGAAATGGAAGAGGAAGAAAGAGTGAATGAGGAATATAATCATTCGTTGGACGACCCTAATGCAAAGGAACATTAATGAATAAAGGTGAAATGATTGACGCTCTCGTAGCGGATGATATGGATACGATTTTTACTGAAAATGAGCATTTTGACAGTACCGAATATATCCATAACATATTGTATTCTGGTTTCAAAGGTTATGAAAACTTTGATATGGATGAATTAGAAGCGGAATGCCGTGAGCGTGGTTTGTATGATGACGGTGAAAATATTGATATTGAATTGGATCCGTATGATGAAACGCCACACGAATTCAATACTGAAGGCAAATTTATAATTGAGGAATAATATGAGCAAAGTTTATCTAGTAAAAAGTTTTGGCCCCGAAGATGGTTATTGTAATCTAAAGGTGTATAGCACACTAGAGGCCGCAGAGCAATATGCTGAAGATTTAGCAAAGCGGTGTGGTGTCAAATTGGCAAGCGATGATGATTGTCAAGGAAATGACGAATTCGTAGAAGTAGAAGCTCTTGATTTTATTGAGGTTTCAAAGCAAAATGATAAAACGCAAGTTTATGGTGAAATCTCATAAAAATCAGTATGTTGCTTAAAAACAACACTTTCAAAAGATTACTTGCCGAAACGCAGGTAATCCTTTAAAATGGTTGTATATTAAATGATAAAGGAAAGATTATATGATGAAGCATTCAAATAAAGCAAAAATTGGCGATACTATCCGTGCTTATGATTTTATGCCTATGGCAGGCCGTGGTGATGCGTATGTTGAAGGAATTGTAGAAAATGACCGTTCCACAGAACCTGGCTATCTGGCGTATAAAATTACAGTAACCGCTGACAAGTTTTCTGGCGATGTAGAAACTGAAGCAAACCGTGATAACCGTATCGGCCAAATTGTTTATGTACCACACGAAGTCAGTTTGTTTGAATATGATTTTCGTGTAATTAATATGAGGAGTATTTAATATGAGTAAATTTAGTGAATTAGATTATGCCATTGGTGAATATTGCAGGCATCTGGAGAAATCCTTGTATGCTCAATTTCCTCTTAGCCAAACACAATTTGTGTATGAGGCAGGCAGAAAATATGTAAAAATTATTTCTGAAAGCATTTATGGTAATTTTGGTTCAAGCCGCAGTTCACATTCTTATGTGGTGATTGGTGACCAAGGAAAGTTTAAACATGGCGATATTCTTAAATCGGCCAGTTGGAAGACACCGGCAAAAAACTTTGCTCGTGGTAATGTATTGACTGGCGATTATAAAACTATTTCACCTTTTGGAATTTAATATGAGTAATTTTGATAGTATGGAATTAGATGAATTGCAGAGTTATTTTTCGGATTTCCATAAAGATTATTATGGTTGGCGCCCTCGTTTTGCTACCCATGAGCAATGGAATAACCGTGAGTGGGTAATTCAAGCCATTACCACAATCCATGATGTTATGGATCATTTGAAGAAAACACCAGAAGGCCGTGCTCAATTGCGTGCCGAAGGCTGGGTTATTGATGAAAAGGAATATGTATGATATCTTTAGTCAATATTATTGCTTTTGTGATTGTATTACTTATTATTATATTATTAATTACAATAGGAAAAGGTGAATGATGACAAACGCAGAAATGATTAAAAAATTAGAACAGGCACAAAGCCTGCTTTCAGATGTTTATCATTGGGCGAGTACCGAAATGTCCAATGGTTTACAAATAGCACCAGAACACACTCATCCTGAAATTGAAAGTTTAATGAGTTGTGCTGATTCTTGTATCATTGAAGCATTAGACGCTTTGCAGGAGATGGAATAATGAGTTATGATGCAAAATATTATCTAATTGAATATTTTGAAGATGGAGAGTGGATGTCGCAGTGCTCTACCATTTTAGCGGAGGACGCACAGGAGGCCGCCTCCATCTTCAAAATAGACAATCCAAACTGTAGGATTCGCCAAGTGGCATTGGTCGTACCAGAATCCCAATGGAGTGGTAAACAACCAGAGGACGCTTGACAAATGGTTGGAATACCTGTAGAATAGTAATCTGGTTGTAATAGGGACAGGCGTTCCTTCTGGCACCATGAGACCAGTAAAACTCGCATGTCGCTTTTTGCTGGTTTTTGACTCGAAATAAAAACCAGCTTTTTTAAATTGAATAGGAGTTTTATATTATGGCATTAACAGTTCGCAAAGGCAAAGTAAACCGTCACGAAAAGATTACACAAGTGTTGCTATCTGGCAAACCTGTGAGTCCTGACGAAATTGCAGCAGTATTCAAAGGCACCGACCAAGAGGCAGTATTGTATCGCCTTTCGACCAACATTTACAATATTCGCAAAGATGGCGGTGTTGTGAAAGTGATTAAAACTGGTCGTAAAGTAACAGCGTATCAATTGGTTAATTTTGACCAATTTGATAAAAACGGTCGATTCGTTCAACCTGTTGCCAAGAAAGCAACGCCGGTTGCTCCTGTAGCAACATCTTCTCCTGTGGATACTACACAAACCGTATCAGCCTAAATTAGGTTATAGTGAAGTTTGCCAAGGCTTCGGCCTTGGCTTTTTTTAAAGGAGAAATAATGAAATATAAATTCGAAGAGCGTTTCTTTTGTCCTGCGCCTTGGACGAATATGAATTATCATATCAATAATACTTCACCATGTCACCTTATACGGAATAATCTACAACCAAGTCCAAAAGAATATCTCAAAAGTAATTGGTTAAAAAATATCAAACAAGAATTTGTGGATGGCAAAGTGCCAGACCCTTGTAAAGGATGTAAAGCAAGGGAAGACCTTGGCTTAAAAAGTACCAGAAATGCTCTTTGGGCAAACAGTCAAAAAATACCAGAAGGCGGAACAATCGATATATCGGAGTTTCCTGTTGATAGGGAAACACAACCAACAAGAATTGAATTTTTATTCAGTAATCTATGCAATTTCAAATGTAGAATGTGCCACGAAGAATGTAGTTCAGAATTGGCAAAAGAGAATATTAAATTCTCGTTGAATAGTATTAGTCCTTTATATTTGTCATATGACCAATCCAATGGAGTTGCAAAAGTAACTGATAAGAATTTTGAAGAATTAAAAGAGATTTGTTTAATTGTTAAAAATAAAGTAGCCTTTAGTGGTGGTGAACCAATGCTCACCAAAGAATGTTATGAATTGATGGACTTTCTAATTGAACACAAAAGAAATGAAGATATTCTTTTAGAATTCTTTACCAATTGTAGTGTATGGAATCCACAATTTATCAATCGTGTTTTGAAATTTAAAAAAGTTAATTTCATTATGAGTATTGATGGCATAGAAAAGACGGCAGAATACCAAAGGCATGGCACAAAATGGAATGTAGTAAAAGAAAATATATTAAAGTTTAATTCTTTAAATTTAAATCGATTATTCAATACGGCCATTTCAGGATATGTTTTATTAGATGCAGAAAATCTAGCCAAGTTTCTCATGGAATTGTATAATCAAAATAATGAAATTGCAACAAGATGTTATTCAGTATCCGTAACAGATGATTGCCATTGGCAGTATATGCCTAAGCATCTACAAGAAATTGCAATTCAACAAATTGATAAAGCAGTCGAAATATTGACACCAATTAACTTTGAAAGAATTTCAACAGAATTTAAAAATATCAAAAAGTCAATGTTAAAAAATGGTTCAATTACACCTGAAAGGTTTATTACATACACACAAAATACCGATAAAATGCGTAATGAATCTTTTGAGCAAACTTTTGGTATTAAACTAATTCAGGAATAATATGAAAATATCTCCAGTAAATTTTTGGTTCAATAATTATCATTGGTGGTCGGTGCCACATTTACCAAACAATAAAAACCTATATCAAACAAGTGGTTGCCATGGCGCCCTCCAGTATGGATCCCGCAACACCAATGTTGTCCGTGACCATGGTGCATTACTACCTATCATCCAACCTGCGTGCGTCCTACGCATCTCCACCGAAGCAAAACTGTTGTATAAAAACAACGTTGTAATTTAACAACAAACGCATATATTCCTTGACGGACTCCGTGGAACCTGTATAATGGTTCTATTAAATCAATTAAGGAGTTTATATGATTAGTTTTACTAATGGAATGTATACCGCAGTAATCAACGGAAAGACCGTTAAACGCACAAACCTCAAGCACTTAGAGTATGTGCTTCGTAAGAATACTAAAGTGGAGTCCGCTGCGGCTCCTGCTATTCAAGAATCTAAATTTACAATCAATCAACGCTTTGGATTTTTATCTGATATGATTGTAATGCTCGCTAAAGGCGACCAACCATCGGTTGTTGTTACAGGACCTGGTGGTCTTGGTAAATCTCATACAGTTACCACATCACTAAGAAATGCTGGTCTCAAAGATTTGTCCGTGCTTGACGAATATCAAGTTGGCGCACCTGTACCAAAAAATGCTTTCATTGTTATCAAAGGTTATTCAACACCTAAAGGTTTGTATCGCACATTATATGAGAATCGTCATAGCGTTATCGTGTTTGATGACTGCGACAGCGTATTGAAAGATGCAGTATCATTAAACTTACTCAAAGGTGCGTTAGATAGTTATTCTAAGCGTATCATTTCATGGCGTGCTGACATCAAAGATGAAGATTTACCTACATCATTTGAATTCAAAGGTCGTGTAGTATTCATTTCTAATATGTCATCTAATCAGCTTGACCAAGCTATTATCTCTCGCTCTATGTCGGTTGATGTTACAATGACCAAAGAGCAGAAGGTCGAGCGTATGCGTCATCTAGTGAGTGAGAAATCATTTATGCCAGACTTTGATATGGTTTGTAAGAATGATGCGTTAAACTTGATTAGTTCATTGGTTGATTCTGTTAAAGAATTATCATTGCGCACATTGATTCAAGTTACCAAAATTCGTAAATCGAATCCTAATGGTAACTGGAAAGATTTAGCAACCTATGCTATTTGTGGATAATTGTTGTATGAAAACAACACAACCACAAAAATCGCTTGACTGGTTCCGTGGTTGTGTTAAAATGGAACATATTAATAAGGAGTTTATATGTCAAATGTATATGATTTAATGATTCAATCATTGGTTAATGACGATAAAAAAGTGGTTATTACAATGAATAAAAAACAGCTGATTGAATATAATTTATCGTTGCAATCCGATTTATATCGAGAATTGCCAAACGAATCTATTGTTGAAATGTATGAAGAGCGTTTTAATACTATTGTAAAAGGTGTAAGATGAGTATAAGTGCTTACCTTGAAGTTACCGATTGGTCAGATAGTGAGTATGAGGTACCAAATCATATTTACTTGTTTGATGGCAAGTCCAATATCTTGGCATATGCCATCGCAGGTACGGATGAGGTCGTTACTTTCAACAAACCAATGAAGGTAAGTACCACTCGCCGTAAATTTGAAAAAGTTAAACACAAAGCATTAGACAAATTAGCAAAAACTTTACAATCAGAAGAAAAAACTTTACAATCAACCAATCCACAATGGCAAGTTAAGAGTGATTCAGGTAAAGTTTATACAGTAGAATTAATTGGCAGTAAGTATAGTTGTAATTGTGTAGGCTACGGATACCGTGGCAAATGTAAACATTCAGAACAAATAAAGGAACAAAATGGGAACTAGAAGCTTAACATTTATATACGAAGATTCATATCCAGGTGAATCAACACCTAAACTGGTTAATATGTATCGTCAATATGATGGTTATCCAACAGGCCACGGTGCTGAGTTGGCGGAGTTTTTACTTAAAACTGAACACAATGGCATGAATTGTTTAGCTGCATCAATGATTGCACATTTCAAACAAAGCATTGGTGGTTTTTATATTTACCCTACAAATTCTACCGATTGTGGCCAAGAGTATGAATACCATATTTCAGAAAATCAAGCTGAAATATATGAAACAAGTTATGATGGTTCTTCAAAGAAAGAAATCTTCAATGGTTCATGGACAGAATTCAAAGAGTATTGCTCTGCCGAGCGATATGCTGAAGAACCTGCTCATGCCTTTGATACACAATCAGGCAAAGATTGGTTGAAGTCTATGTTGAATGATGGCGTAGCAACCATTACATTCACCAAAACTGATGGTACAGAGCGTGTAATGAAATGCACCTTAGACCGTAAGATGGTACCAGAACCAAAAGTTGTTCATGAATCTAGATTGCGTAGTATATCACCTGATGTATTACCAGTTTATGATATTGAAGCACAAGGCTGGCGGTCATTCCGCTGGGATTCTGTAACTAAAGTGGATATTAAACTATGATTAAATTATGGCAGTTTTTGTGGCACGGTTGTTGGCACCAATGGTCATTGATGGGTAGTGGTGATTTAGTGAATGATGCCAACCTAACAATTGGCCAATACAATGTTTATATTTGTAAAAAATGTAGTCGAATTGAAAAAAGGAAAAGTATATGACAAATTTTCAACCAATGGAAAAAGAAGAAATGTTTGATTACTTAGATAATCTAAGGGAATCTGGTGTAGTGAATATGTTTGGTGCTACACCATATGTGCAAGAAGCATTTGATTTAACTAAATCAGAAGCAAGAGCAATTTTAAAAGAATGGATGGAAACTTATGGAAAACGATAGATTTGATTTTGAGCAACAAATAATGGATTGTTGGAAAGTTACTGATGACATTAAAGTTGCATATGATGGCATTATGGATGGCGATTTGGATCCAACTGAAGCGTGTGATGTTTTGATAGGACTTCGCCATTTGTATGAATTGAAATTTAATAAACTGTGGGATATGTTTGAAGGGGTTTATATGGCTGATGTTCGTAAAATTTCAATGCTTGAAGGTGAATGTAATGCATTACGCCAGCAATTACTAGAAGCAACAGAAATGGTGCCAGTTATCACCACAAAGAAAGGCAAAAAATGAAAGCATTTCCACAAAGAGTAAGTAACGAATATCAGGTTGAGCATGGCATGGATTTAAGAGATTACTTTGCTGCTAAAGCAATGGCATATTGGCTTCATTATCCAATTGAATTAAACGATATGAACAGAGTAGCAAAAAAAGCATACGAAATGTCAGACGAAATGATGAAAGCGAGAGAACAATGAAATACATTGCTAAACCTAATTTGTTTAATAACAAAGGCCTAAAAGAATTTGATAATGCTAAATCAGCTATTGTGTATTTGAATGAAGCATTATCTGATAGTGGTGTGGATGAAAAGTATGATTATGTTTTTATTGCACCAAAAGTATCCGACAAAAAGCTCAAACAATCAATTGAAGAATATGTCGGCATTGGTAAGTTAATTATTCAGGAGAATGTATAATGCAATTATTGATTGGTATTATTTTGGGTATTATGATTGCTACTGTTGGTATTACAGGCGTAGCTAAGATTGCTGATAGTGGCGTTGATAAAGTGAAAACAATTATTAAGGATGGTAGTAAATGATGGATGATATACCAGAACCAAAATCAGATTTGGACAAATGGAAACCATATGAATGGAAAAATATATCTAGTGATTATCAACCATTAGTTAAAAGTTTGTTTGATTTGAGAAATAGTCTAAAAGAAATGCAAGTGGCAAACAACCAAAGAATGCTTGACAGAATAGATGCATCTGTGTTACAATCAGAATGTTCCGAGGCGAATGAAGTAATTAATTATATTATGAGGAAATAAAATGAAATCTAAATTGTTGTTATCGTTGTTATTTGTATCTGGTGTAGTTGGCTGTTCATCAGCTCCTAAAGAACCTCCACCAATTACTATTAAGTGGGAACAAACACCATTGGCTAAGTTGAATGTTGAAACTCCCAAAAAGATTGAAAAGCCAATTTACGAATTGCGTAACTATGAAGGTCCTGAAGTTATGGAAAACGGAGAAGTTAT